ATGGTTTAGGATCAATAGATAATTCTGTTTTTGGATCTAGGGCTAATTTCTGAAAAGGAACTGAAATTTCTGTAGTGGCTAAATGTGGTGCTGACATTTGATATATTGGCATCACATTTTGTATATTGGGTGGATTTGTATATCCAAACAATGTAGCAATCCGTGAAACTGCTTTTGCACCAATCTGAGTTGCTCTAGCAAAAGAACCTATATAAGGAATATCTGTTAACATACCAGCATACGTTGAAATTGCAGTAGCTGGTTTGGATATGGAACCATTACCATATTCATCGGCTTGTAAAGAAAGATTACGAGTAGATCCCATAAGTTCAACATCAGATAACCATGCTACAGTACGTATAGTAACTGTATTAGTAGCTGTAGCAATTGCTGTATCCAATTGAGCAAAATTAATTAATCGTAACACGCCCATAGTTGCTACATCAACAGCTGATGTAATATTAAGCCAATTTCTGTGGTAAAAGAATGGTAATTCCATTTCACCGCCTGAATTGTCCTGTGGATAAATATCAAAACCTGGTTGTTGAGAGTATGGTATACGATTAACTTCCTCAAAGCCAGCCGTTGGTCGAATTTTATTACCTATTAAATTTTCTAATGGTGAATAACATAATCGTTTCATACCAAATTGAAAAGGAGAAGCACTAACCAGTACTTTAATATGCATTTTAGCTCTCATAAAAGCGTAGTTATCTAACTTCTTTTTAACAGCAGGATCATTCATATAGAGAGACCAAGGATCAAAAGAAATACCATTACCAATGACATCTGTAACTTGCCACAAAAAAGTATTAATTGTAACAGGTCGTGATAAAAAATCAGTTAAAGATAAATCTCGTGTACCATCTGCTTCAGCTACACTTCTATCTTCATTGGAAACCATAATCATGGGACCAACTTCCTGATCAACAAAAACTGTATTAGGTGTAGTCTCAGAGGTTTGCACATCTTCAGATTGTAATTGCCAATCTTTTGATGTATCTGTAAGCGATGTCGAATCCACGACATCGATGGTTTGACTATTATTACAACATATACACAAGTTGTCATACACTTGTGCAATGTGAGCGATACTTCGAGTGATCGCTTCAACTACAATGTTATTACTGTAATTATTATTTTGAGACATTTTATACAATAAATTAGTTTGCCTAAACTAATTTAAGGTTGGATCAGGTTTTCCTGACGCCCTCCAAAACCTATCATATAGGTCCTGCCAAGTAGGAAGAGTCGAGTCTGTGATATATGCTTTATAAGGCATATTATTTAAAATCTCACAGAAAAATTTTCTATGTTTATTGAATATTTCTTTACCATAAAAGAAATATTCATTGTTAGCAGATGTAATAACTGCTATAATTTGTTCATATTCATTGAGAGTTCCAGAAGGTACCCACATAGTTAATGAACGGTGAATGGATTCTTCATCCAAAGGTGCTAAATAAGCTCCAACATCTTCATCATATCTCCATTTTCGTTTCAAAAAAGAACAATCATTTATATGGATATATGGCTGAGATTCAGCTTCTTTATCTGCCATGG